TTCTTGAACGCAGAGCCGGCAAGAGGGAGATAAAAAAGCATTTGATCGAACTCGGGTTCGTACTCCTTCATCACATCCATGAGCTGATAGTTCATGAATTCTTTAACTCTGTTTGATTGTTCTTCTCGGGCTCTGTCTGCTAATCCAATTATTCGAGTGTGTACAGGACCTGTAGCCGGTAATAATTCTTTATAAGCTTGTGCTTGAAATTGTGTAACTGCTTCTGCAAGAACAGGGTGAGTTGCACCACTTGCTCCTTGAAAGGGCTGAGTTGGATTTTCATATTTAAATCCTAAAAGATCTAGACCTTTTGTATAACTATCTTCCCAATCTTTTCTAGACGATTTGTATTGTTCGTAATTTGCTGCAAGATCAGAACCTAATTTACCTAAAACTTCTTCAGGTAATAATTCTGCTAAATTATCAAAGTGTCCATTAGTTCCTGGTTGATTAACTGCTTCAGGATCAAAATTAATTGTTGCTCCACCATCTTCTTCTTGTGTTACTTTAATATCATCAGGACCAACTTGTTCGTCGATGGTTTCTTTTTCCATCTCTAAAACTTCTTCGTCTCCTGGTACTTTAATTTCAGTCTCTACGTTTGGTAGGGCTTTGTCTATATCTGCCATTTATATTCTCCGAGTTCTTTATTGTTGTAGCTTGTTTTGTAGGAACATTCAACCCTTGTGAGTCAGGTCCTTTTAAAGGCGGTATCTCTTTAAATTTAACGTGTTGCATATTTATCACAAGTGTTTTGTTCTTAACCATACCTTTTTCCCTTTAAATAATCTAATGTGGCCTGTAACCGAGCTGCAACAGTTTGAATATAATTTAATTCTACTTCCGGAATAAATTTTTTAGGTAAAATAACTTCACTACCATAAGAAGGACCATCTCTTCTACTTGCCATTTTTCTACCAATGTTTACATATTTTTCTGGAACGTCTACTGAATAAACATCACCAGTTAAAGTGCCTTGACGTTGTGCATAATATCTAGCATCTGCAGCATTATCAAAAAAGAATCTATCTCTTAATTTTGGACTATATAAACCACTCATTGCATTTACTGATGTTCGATTTGGTTCTGCTCCTCGAAACAATCTCATTGTATTGGGACTTCCTTTCATTAAAAATTTAGCTGCGTTTACGATGCTCATTATACCCGCCCCATTCCTTTTAAATAATCTAATGTGGCCTGTAGCCTAGCTGCAACAGTTTTAATATAGTCTGTTTCAAATTGATTTAGGTATTTTTTAGGAAGGATCAATTGGTCTGCCATTTGATCAATATCAATTCTTCTAGCCATTTTAGTTCCTATTCTAAAATCTTTTTCTGGAATATCAATTGATTTGATTTTAGATGGATCATCTGCAAAACTTTTAGCTACATCTAGATTAGATGTAAAAAATCTACCTTTTAATTTATCGCTGTAAGGAACAAATTCTACTTCATTAGTTCCTGGTATGTATTTAGCCATCCTACCAGAAGCATTCGCTCTTTCACCTCTAAAAACTTTTACAGTATTAGGTCTTTGTCTCATTAAAAATTTAGCTGCGTTTATTATACTCATTATCTAAAAAAATCCTCATCTGATCTATCTTTACCAGTAAATAATTTGTAACCTTGATAACCCAGTGTACCAAGTGTTGCTAGTCCTGCACCAATTGATATTGCAGGCAACGCAACAGCGCCTGCTGCTGTTCCTGCTAAACCTAATGATGCTATTCCTAATAATCCTCTTGATGCTCCAGCTTTGCCTAAAGCTTTTACTGCAGGATTCATAAATGCTGCACCTAAATAATTTAATGGGTTTGTTGCAATTTCTCCTGCATCTTTACCTTCTCTAACATCTTGGGCTATATAACCAATAGTTGATGGTATGGCTATTGCAGGTGCGCCTAATGCCCATAAACCTTTTCCAAGAACACCTTTATTTAAACCAAGTGCAGACATAAATCTTCCTCTACCTTCTGGTAATGGTCCAGCTTCACCGACACCTCTAGCTGTTTGATAAACACCTTTTGCAATTGGTGCAGTCAATCCTGCTGCTCCAGCTAATTCTAATTTAAATTGATTATCTAATAAAATATTGTCATCAACTTCTTTACCTTTATCTTCAACATCAGCAATAATCATTCCTTCCATCTGACTATCGTTAGTTAGATATGTACTAGGATCATCGTTTCTAAATTGTTTAACTAATGCACCAGCTCCAACACCCGCGGCTATGGTACCGACACCTAATGCAGCAAGAGTTCCAAATCTTCCTTTAAGTATATTTGGGTTTTCTTTTAGCGCTGTTAAAAATTTTGTACTTGAGTTTTTAATTTTATTAAACGAACCACCTGCATTAGATTTATTAATTTCTTGCGCCAATCTTTTAGGGTCTTTTTCAAGTGCATCATTAACCGCATCTACGCATTGTAATGCTCGTCCACCATTAGCCTGATTCATAACTATTGGCAACTTACAAATATCACCACCTGCTCTAGCGTTAGTTTTTGCATTAATAAAAAATTTTGTAAGATTAGGATTTTTAGAAACTTCTTTTAAAGTAGGGACTTCTAATTGTAAATCTTTTACTGGATAAGTTCCTTTTGCAGTAGGGTTTAATTTTACTTTTGCATCAGGGTAATTTTTTAAATACTGGTTAGAGTGTTCAGTATTTTTTAATACTTGTTGAATTGTATCTCGATCTGTAAGATCGGAAATTAATTTAGCTTTATCTGTTACTCTTACTTTATCTTTTCCAAAAGAAATATCTAGATCGTCTAAATATCCTACACCTTTAACTTTAGTTTTGTCGTTAAATTTTTTAACATGTTCTTTTATCTTATTTTCAAGATCTTTTTTAAATACAGAATCTGTTTCATTATTATACCTACTAGATAGTTTTACAAACTCTTGGTCAAAGTTTATATTTTTTAATTGGTTAAATGCAGAAGGAGCATACTGTGCTTTTAATCTAAAGTTTTTTGGAAAAAAACTCTCTGTTTTTGCAAACGCTTGAGGATTTGCGTGTTCTAATACCATGCTTTGAGATTTAAATAAGTTTGGATACTCTGCTTTTAGTTCTTTTAAAACAGTACTAGTATTTCTAGTTATTCTAGACATAGCTGTTTTTATTTGTGCTTTTCGATAATCTGCTAAACCTGGTTGTTTTAACTCATTTGCTAAATCTTGATATACAGTTTTAAACTTACTAAATTCAAATATTTTATTTTTAAAATCAAAACCTCTTGCAGCTAAAATTCTTCCAATTGTACTTGAGCCCCCAATGTTATTATCGCTTGCAAATTTTTGAAGTCTAGAAAGTTCTTTTTGAGTAAAATCTGTTTTTGTTTTTTCACCTGTATAAAAATCAGTCAAGTCCTGCATTGTAGTTGTAAAGTTAGGATTTTTATCAAGAAGCTGATAAGATAAAAATTGTTTAAAAATTCTATCTGTATCTTTGTAACCCATCCTTGCAGTGCTAAAGCCTTCTAAAAAATTATATTCTCTAGGAAACTGAAATCTGCCGTCTTTTATAAATAAATTATTTTTAAACCATGCATCAACTCCTCTTTTAGTTTTTGGTACTTCTATATATTTACCTTTATTAAATTCTTTTAAAGCGTCTTTAAATAATTTATCTTTACCATTTTTAAGTTGATATTTTTCATTTGCTACATTGGCATTAACCCATTTAACTAAATCATCTGTATATGTTCTTTTAAGATTATTATAAGCTGTTTTTGATTCATTGGCCATACGCCCTATTTCTTCTAAGTCTCTGACCCTTGTAACTTTATTTTTTAATGCATTATGTTTTTTTACAGCTTGTTCATAACCCTCTGGACTTGCATCAAATGTAAAGCTTTTTGCACCACTATAAGTTTTAACAGGATTTCTAACTCTAATTCTTATTCTAGGTCTTCTGTCTGCATCTCCTCTTGCATCTTGTTCTAAACTAAAACCTAAACCAGGTGTTTGTTTAAAATTAGCAATTTTATTTTTAACATCTTGAGTTAAATTTACTCTGGATTGTTTTCTACCTGTTGTTAATTTGCTTACCTGAGAAGGATTTAAAAGTTTTCTTCCTCTTGAAGATATTTTTTTATAAGCCGTTTCTCCAACATCTCCTTTTGAAATTCCGTAAGTGTATCTTTCAAAATTCCAATTTGTTATTTCAGGGTAAAATGATTTTAGTTTATTTTGTTGAGCAGTAGTTAGAAAAGCAGCCATTAAACCTCCAGGATCTTAGCTAGACCACCATCGGCATTTTTTCTTCTTTTACCAAAAAAATCGTCTATGTTTGCTTTGTTCATATCGTCAATATCATCTAATATAGATCTTTCTTTTATGTTTGGATCTATATTTTCCATCATTCTATTTATTCCTTGAACTTGTCTATTTTCTAAAACAGTCAAATAATCTTCTCCAAATTTTGCTTCAGCCCAATCAGGATGACGTAAAGCTCTCATTTTATCTGCAAGTTCAGGACGACCATTAATTTCAAATTGTCGAATATCTTTAAACATTTCTGGATCGTTTAATCTTATTTCTTCATCAATTAATTTTACGTAATCGTCACTATAGACATTTGTGTCGTCAAATTTAGTTTTAAGAAAGTCTAGTTTTCTACCGGTGACAATTGCATCTGCATCTTTATTACCTTTAGTAATTGCATCAATAAGATCCATACCTTCATCTCTGTATTTCTTTATAAGTTCTTTTTCAATCTTTCCTCGCATGATGCCAGATAGACCTTTAAAAATATTTGACGCCATTAGACCTCCAGGATCTTAGCTAGTCCACCTCTGGCAAAATCCATTCCTAATCTTTTTTTAATTTCTATTATTCCATCAGGAAAGTTATCTGGATTTTTTAAGACTTGGTTTAGCATTTTAAAGTATTCTGTTTTTTCAGGACCCACCATAGTTCTGTCCATTGCAAGTTCTCTAAATAATCTTGAAATATCTTCGGCTTCTAATCCGTATTTACGCAAATCTTGGTATCCCATTTTTGTACCTTCATCGACTGACTTATTTATGTTTGCAAGTTTTTTAGCAAGACCAAAAGCTTTACCTGCTGATTTGCCAAATCTAAAACCTGCACGTCCACCGGCTGCCATCTCATCTATAAATTTTGCAGTCATTCTATCAAACCTTGGATTGTCAGGTTTTAATCCTGCAGCGTCTGTTACATTTTCTAAAACTCTATTTGTAAATCTTACAATCTCTTCACCTGTTGCACCTGACGGTAATGCTTCTGCAATTCTTGGACCAAAATATTTTTCAACAAGTAGAATAGGATCTCCACCAATTCCACCACCGCCTTCAGTAATAAATTTTACATCTTCTACAGATATAACGTTATTTAAATTTGTTTTACCGAATGCAGCTGTTCCTACATCGTATTCATCTTTTTTTAATGCTTCTAATAAAAATTCTCTAGCTGATGCACGTTTAGATGGCATGTCACCTAGATTTCCAACATTGCTCATTTTACCTTGATCCATCATTTTTTTTACTTGTGCAGCAAGTGCAGGATCTTGTATGTTAAGTTGTTTAATTGTTTCTTCAGCTGATTGAATTGGTGCTGCAATATCGTCTGGTCCGCCACGTGAACCTGGAGGTGGTAGATCATCTGCTAATTGAGTACCTCTTCTCATTGGTAAAATAGTTTCTGATGCCATTACACCTTCGTCGGTCATGTAGTCACCTTTAGCTCTTAAAGCACCTAAACCTTCTTGATCCAGGTTCCTGGTCCCTGTTCCCATGTCAATGATGTTTGCGGGTGCAGCTTTAGGGTTATAAAACTCATCTAGCTTTAACATATTCTCGTATAACTTTCCTGCTTGAACATCGTTTAGTTTGTCGGCAGTTAAATACCCCATAGGGCTTTTTAATTCGTCTAAGACTTTTGATTTACCGAGTGCGCCTACTGCTTCCATGTTAATAGACATATCAACAAAAGGTTCTGGATTCCTACCGGTACCTAGAAAAGTAACATTTGACCGGGAACCAAGGACATCACTCATATTTCCACCTAGTTTGGAATATAATTTTACAATGTTTTCTACTAATTCTTTTTTAGCCATAATACTTTACGTGTCCCCTTACAATGGGTTCTTCTTTGTAGTCTTCAGGATGTCGAACCAAACCACCCTGTCTAATTCTCATAATGGCCTGTGTTGTACTATCCACATAGTCATCATATTCTCCAAATGGGAAAGAGGCACATTCCTCAATAACCTCCTGTGCAAAATGCTCGTGCATAGGCGCCCATATTTTACCACTTTCAAAAAGCGGGGCAACGGAGTTTAATCTTGTATGTTTATCATTTCCTTTTGACGGTGTAAAGTTAATAACCGGTATATCCATTTGCCTAAGTTCATGGGTTAGAGGCAATCCTGTGGCCTTTGCCTCAATGATTACCATGTCAGGTTGCCAGTCACGGTACTCTTCTAAAGCTACTCTACGTAGTTCTGGAAAGTCATATCTATCTTTAAACGCGTTAAGTAAGATTATGTTTTGTCCCTGGTCCTCGGTCGTAAAGACTCCCCACGTGGTTATAGCCGAAAAGTCAGAAGTTGTTTTTTTAGTAAACGCCGTATCATAGGATTGCACGATATAATCTAATTTAGGCGGATATTTCTCAGTCCAATCTTGCCACCAATCTCGTTTTAATATAGCTCCTTCTTCTGCCGTTGGCATCTGCATATATTGTGCTAGCCAGTTACTAACTGGTATAGATGCTTTGGTCTTAAGTAATTCTTGTGAGGTCCAGTATTCTGGCCACACGGGTTTTCCATCAGGGAGCAGGGCTGGTAGTTCTACAACCTCCCATTGATCAGATCCTTCTTCAGATTGTGCTTTTAATAATTGACCAGTTATGTCTTTAGTAGACCAACGAGTCATAACAATTACAATAGCTCCACCAGGTTGCAGACGCTGACGTGGACCAGCTGTATACCAATTCATCGCTTTCTCAAAAGCTTTACCATCTGCACGTACATCTTGTTCTTTATGCGGGTCATCAATAATTAATAGATCAGCACCACGACCTGTGATTGCTCCACCAACACCAGCTGCAAAGTATTCTCCACCTTGTTCGGTTTTCCATTTACCTGCTGCCTGACTATCCTCTTGCAGTCTAGTATCAAACAGTTCTCTGTAATTAATTTCATCAACTAAGTTCTTAGTCTTACGTCCAAAGTCAATTGCAAGGTCTGCTGTGTGAGTTGCTTGAATTATTTTTAATTTTGGATTCTTACCAATCATCCATGCCGGGAGTAAGTATGAGGCAAACTCCGACTTTGTATGTCTAGGCGGCATGTTAATGATCAGACGTTTAACTTTCCCATTAGCGAGATCGTTAAATTTTTTATTAATAATTTTGTGGTGGGACCCCTCTATAAACTCGGGCCACACGTACTTAACAAAACTTAAAAAATTTTTTGTAATATTTGGTCGGGCCTCATCCAATGCTACGCTTCGTTCAAGCTCTAGTAGGTTAGCACTTTCTTCTGGGGTCAAACCCTCATATTTTTTTTCTAAAATTTTTTTGTTTGGCATATCTTCAATATGTTTTTAAAACTTATAGCATAATCGTCTAAATCTTCAACTTTAGTGACAACTTAGGATCCCTTTTTATTTTAGGGGGTGTGGGGTCTTTGCTTTGCGATTGCAGTGTTGCCTGGGCCTGGTACCTCTATGGGTGGGCCCGCCCGGTCTCCTCATAGTAAAATTTTAGGGGTATGCAAGAACAACATATGTCGTTTATGCATACCCTATGGGATATTATGGGTTAGTTAAACTTCTTCTTTTTTCTTTCCATATAATCTTTGTAATCATCGGACTTCATTCCCTGTTCCATTAAGTATGGTAGCATTAACATAGCCATACAATGAGCCATAAACTTATCGCCAAACTTTTGTAAGCCATACTCAGTTCTTTGAATAGTTTCCTGTTCACTTTCTGCATTGTGAATGTACAAAGCCATCTTAATTATATTTGGGTTTAAGTGATATGGAAATTTTATATCACTATCATACTCAACTTCAGTTTCTATATTTATTTTTTTAGTCATTGTCGCCCTCTTGTATTGTGGTTCGTGTTGCTTGATATGGTACTCTTTGATAATTGCCCTCGTCATCATGTTGATACCTACTACTTTCATATTTTTCTTTTACTACTTTAATAGGTGTTTCACTCGGTTCACGAACAGGGGCAATAGCAACAATCCTATTAATGTGTAATTTGATGTAATCAAATAAACAACCTACTTTACAAAAATGGTTTTCCCACCCTTGCCAATAGTAGCCATTACTCATGTCATGTATTTTTATTTTTCTAGTTCTTAAAACTTTATTGTCGCCAGAACCACGAACCCTGTCAGTAGTTTTATAAGTATGACACTTTGGACTATGACACCAATTATGCGTCGCCATTAGTTCCCCCTCTCTTAATCCAATAACTGCCAGACGCAGTTCTATAATTATTTGCGTCTACATCAAAATAAGTTATTAGAGGTTTTAAAGATTTGGAAAACCAATATTTACACTTGTCATTCCATTTACCATTTCGAGTTATAAACTTACCATGCTTTTTAGCATAATAAGAAATTTGAAAAGTTTCACCCTCTACCATGTAAAACCCCCAAACTCTACTGCAATTAAAATACATGCAATACAAATTAAAAAGTTCATACCTAGTAAAAAAATACAATCTCTTTTTTGTATTTTTTCCAAAGTATATATTCTCTTTCTTGTTGAAAATATTAGGTCGTTTTGTTTTTCGTTATACTCAATCAACTGTCTGTTGATTTTGTTTTGTGCTTGATTACTTGCGTCTTGCGTTGCGTTCATTTTATACCTTTCTATGTTAGTTAGTATTCTGGGATATTACAGGAATACCCCAGAATTGCAATAGTTAATTTAAACTATTTTGTTGTTGTTTTTCGTATAATAGTCTTGCCTCAATTTTGGCTTTCCTATCTACATTCTTATTTTTCATGCCTTTAATTCTTTCAGCAAGATTTTTAGGATTATAAATAACTAGCCCTGTACTATTAGTTCTAATTATTTCTGCGTCAGTAATATTTAAACCTAACTCGGTGCAAAGTTCCAAAGCTTCATCTAAATATTTATAACCTTTCAAACCAACTTTAATTTCTTTCATCTGGTCTAAAACTGATTTAATCCATTTTTGATGAGCAATAACAAATTGACCTTTTGCCTGTTTCCATTGTATCAAAAAAGAAAATTCTTCTTTAGTACAAGCAATAGACCTATCTCTACAATAATCTCTACCAATTAAATCTAACTGATATTTCTCATTCCATTGTTTGCCATAACCTTTGTCATCATTACCAAGATAAGTATTATTGTTATCAACATATTTTGTTTTGTGTGGGTTGTTATCTTTACCCTCTTGCTCAATCAAAATATCTGGGTTGCAATCTTCCTGTGCTTTTAATTCATCACGAAACAGGGCATAGCCATATTCATTATCGCCACTAGAGTATGAAGAATTGTTATCAACAGAAATAGAACCATTTAATCTAAAGTCAAAATGTTTCTCAATTTGTGCTTCTTCTATTTTAACATTGTTGTCATAGTCCCTTGTTTCTTTCTCACCCATATAATGAAAATGAAAACAACTATCTTTTGCAATCGTACTTACATTCTCAAACTTATTTTGTAAGTAGTATGCTTTTTCAACATCATCTTCAGTATAATGTTTTCGCACTATTTTTTCTGCCACTTTCCATGCGTCATCATTTAACTGAATTTGATTTGCTTTCAATTCGTCGTATTTCTTTTTTTCCTGTGTATCTTCTTGCTCTAAATGTACTCTCATTCTATTAGCAATCTTATTACGATACTCGGAATTTAATCTTATTCTACTCATGTTTCCTTTCGGTTGATTGTTTTTATTTATTTGCATAAAAATTAATTTAAACTATTGACTTTAAAAGTCAAGGGATTATATAAGATATTATGTTATTATTTACAAAAACTTAATACTAAATGAAAGTTAGTCTGGGGTGTTGCTATCAGTGTGATGTACCCCCAGACAACATAAAGAATTTACGAATTTT